TGCTGGGAACAAGATACATATCAGCGGAGGGAAGAAGCGATAGCGTTGACCTGTCGACGACGCCACCGAAGGAATGGCCCAACGACTGTGTTTCATATATGCCGACAGACGCTGGCGACAAACAGCAGGCATCTTCACTGAGAGAAGAAGGAAGTTTTGAGCAGTGGAAGCAATCAATAAACTGGGCATCAGAGCATCCAAACCTTTTGCTCATGATTCTCGCGTCTTTCTCGTCGCCGCTTCTTCACGAATTTAAGCAACCAGGGTTTACTTTGGACTTTTGCAATAAAACCTCTACGGGAAAAACAACCGGAATGAACTTTGCTGCGTCCGTTTGGGGTGACCCTGATACCAATTCTACTGGCTCTCTCATCAAGGGATGGGACAGCACAACAAATAGCATTGAGCGTGTGGCGACGTGCAGAACAGACCTGCCAATGTTTATGGACGACACGAAGACCGCGAGGAGCCCAGAAGAGGTTGCTAAAACCATATTTAAGCTGGCCAACGGGAAGGGTCGAGGACGTGCCACGCAAACAGGCGGCCTTGCGGTAGAGATGAGCTTTAGAAACATAACCATATCGACTGGCGAAGATCCGATATCTGATCTGTCCCCACACGGAGGTCTTGATGCAAGAAACATGGAAATATCTGGACCTATGTTCACCGAACAATCAAGAGAGTTCGGCCAGGAGATTGAGGAAAACAGACAAAACGTGATGGAGAACTTCGGCCACGCAGGGCCTATGCTTCTTTCTTATTGGCTTAAAAACGAAGAAAGGCACGAGGAGTGGAAGGAGCTTAGAAAAAGTCTTGAGAAAAAACTTCCCACAAGACAGGATAACGTGCTCAACCGGCTGGCTAAAAACATGTCTGTTATCTGGGCTGGCGGATACATCGTAAAAGAGGCAGGATTGATCGATATAGACCAGGACCGCATCGACAATGCAGTGCTTCAGGCGTGGAATGTATGCGTAAGCAATAAAGATAGAACAGAGATGGATATATCTGCTCTTAGATGCGTTGCCCACTTTCTCGGCAACAACGCCGACAGGGTTTTAATCATGGAAGAGGATGACCTTTACGACAATGTCCACAACGTCAACACGGCTTCGTATGGTCACAGCAGGCTAGATAAAAAGTGGTCCAAGACCCTCGCAAGTCCAGATGGGGACGAGTACAGCCTTAAGAAGTCAAAAATA